TCTGACAACTTTTATAGACATATTAGACTAGGAGTTTATATCTCGTGTTATGACAAACACGAATATAATTTCAGAAAATAAAATTTTAGATCCACTTGCGGAAATTAAAAACCAACTTCCGACTTTTGCTGCAAAATTAAAATTAACTCATCACTCACCAACTCAGACTTTAATGCCTGATGGTCCATATATTTATAAATATGTAATTTGCGATCAAGCCACTAGAAGATTGTTTGAAGGCAACGCACAAATGGCTGCAGGAGTTTGTGTTAACAATGCTCTACAATGGCACTACGCTGATATTTTATGGAAGTTAAATTCTGCAAATAAATTATCACCTACAAATCATATAAAATTAAAAAAAGATTTTGCAGTTCGTGCTGCAATAGATGAATTCAAAAAGTACAAGCCTGTGAATGATAAAGATCAAGCAAAGAAAGATTATTATCTAAACACAATTCCTAGTACAATTGAAAACGCTTTCCAAGCAATTGGAAAATTAGGTAAGGCTGGTCCTGTAACTTGCGAAAATCATGTAACAATTCCAGGTAATGTTTTTTCTCTCTTTCTTGACATTATCGGAAGAAGTGATTTTGAGTTTGGATCTTTAGTCAAGTCTTTTCCAACAGGCATTTCTTCTCCGTTACCCCAGCCTGCTGGTTCCTTTCTTCTTGAACTAAAGACTTTATGGTCAAGGCCAGGTAAAATTAAAAAAGATGGTAGTTTGTCATTTGTATCATCTAAATGTCCAGCCTTGCCTTCTCAATCGCATTTAATTCAAGTTTCATTTTATGCTGCTGCTTACAATTATGAAGTTCCAATAAAACTTCTCTATGTATCAGAGCAAGACTTTGCAATCTTTGATGAAACAAATTGTCCATTTCTTACAGTTGAAGGATTAAAAAAGAATTTTAAGTATATTTTAAACGTTGCAAAAAGAAGAGAACGTTTATTTACAAGATACCAAGATTTAAGTGTTGATGAAATTAAGAAAAATTTAATTGAGGATGTAGATCCGCAGTTCGATCATCCGTTTCAATGGAGTATTGGTCAAGAGTTTGTTGAGCAAGCTAAGAGGTTATGGAATGTATAATTATATTGGCTCATTAATTTTAGAGGATCGAAAGCTGCGTAAAAAATTAAGACGACAAAGAATTTTATTAGCACTTACAATAACAACAATAACAGGAGGTTTAATTTTATGGCTGATAAATTAGTAAAAACCATTAGTGATTTTAAAAACTCATTAAATGGTCAAACCATATCTATTCACGGCAAAGATTATGCAACTGTTGCACATAGACTTGCTATAGCACGCAGAAATCTAGGTGTTGATTTAGATATAACAACAAAAGTAATTCATTTGGATAGCGATAAAGCCGTTGTCCAGGCGGATATATTCCTTGAAGGAAAGCACGTTAGTACAGGACTTGCAGAAGAATTTAGATCTGCATCCAGAATTAACCAAACAAGTGCGCTTGAAAATGCAGAAACTTCTGCAGTAGGTCGTGCGCTTGCATTTCTTGGAATAATAAACGATCAGATTGCTTCTGCTGAAGAAGTTAGTCTGGCAATCGAACAACAAGATAAACAATTACAAAAGGCTTTAACAGAGCTTGAAGTGATTAGTCATCTTGGAGCCTACAAAGCATGGCTGTCAACTTACAAACCAGCTTTTGAAAAATTAAAAGCTAACAATCCATTATCTTACAAAAGATTTATGGAAAAATTTACAGCCGTGAAAACTAACCTAACAAACAAAGGAGTTAACTTGAATAATGGTTGATACAAAAAAAAAGAATTTAGGAATTGCTGTTCCTAAATCTGATAAAAAAAATCCAAACAGTTATGATCTTTCTGGTTCAATAGATATTGCTGGAGTGAAGTACAGATTTGGTGCCTATAAATCGATAGCTAATGGCGAAGGTAAGATGCCAAAAGGATCTGAATATTATTGGTTCCACAGAGTTGAGCTTGCTGATGCAGCAGGAAATACAATGACTGCACAAACATCTTTTAACCCAGATGAACTGGAGAAGATGTAATGGATGCAGATAAGTTTAAATCCGTAGCAATCAACATAGAAACTTACAAGAAGATCGAAGAGTTGGCAGCTAAAAGATTTGAGCTGCCAATATCTATGAGTAAGACAATTGAGTTCTTTATTAAAGAGGCTCACAAAGATTGGAGTAAGAGTGGAAACAAACAATCTAAATAAAAGATTGAACTCCATAAAAAAAATAAAAGAATTGGAGTATGGATCATTCGACAGCAATATGAAATCTATTGCTAAAGTCTGGTCCGTACTTCTTTCTAAAATATTAAAAACAGAAATTACGGCTCATCAAGTTTGTCTGATGTACACAGCAGCAAAATTAGTAAGAGCATCACATAAATTTAAAGAAGATAGTTACATTGATGCACAAAGTTATTTGGAACAAGCAAAACAATTACACGAAAAAAAAGAAACTAAGGAATTCACAAAAAAATTTAAAAATTATTATGAACTATAAAGAATTTAAAATGAATTTAGAATTATCTCATAAAGATACAACGTCTGATTATAAAGTAATGAAACAATATAAAAATTATTTAAAAAAATATGACCAAAATTTTAGATAATATTATTTTATTTCCTGGCAAGGAAAACAGTCGATTAGTTGAGATTGAGCAGGAATTGTTGGTTCTTCAAAAAAAATTAAAAGAACAAATGAGTAAGCCTAATTTTGAGGTTTTAGTAATTTCAGAAAAAGATTTAGATTTATTAGCTAATTACGGTGACATCATGTTTTTCGATAGCTTTACAGCTAGACGACTTATTTCAATATTATCAAAAACGATCATAGAGCAAAGAAATGATGTTTGGAAAGAAAGTGAAGAAGATGCCTAGAAGAAGATACAGGACCATCATTGGTGAGGCTAAATTTAAAGATAATTCAACAGGTAACTGTCAAAATATAAACGGCACATCTTGGTATATAAAAAATTTCAATAACATCCCAGGCTACTTTTTAAGAATAGGTAATACTTTCAAAGAGTTTCCTGCTGCTTGTTTTGAAAGCACAACAAATAAACCAAACAACCAGGAGAACAAATGAGAAAAAGAATGATGGAAAGTGTTGAAGATCCATTTAATAAAATGATCGGTTCTAATTTAAGGTACTGCAGAGTTTTAAGAAAATTAAGTATGTCTGCTGTAGCTGAAGTTATTGGCGTTACTCATCAACAAATTTATAAATATGAAAATGGCCTAAATGCTTTAACTATATTTAGATTAAAACAATTTGCTGATTTTTTTAAAGAGGAAATTAAAAATTTAATTAATCCAGACTACATCGCAATAATGAGTAGGCTCATTGAAGCTAATTTTTTTAACACTGCAGATGGAGATTTTAAATTAGGTTCCGTTAATCTTTCAAGCATGGCGGATCTTTCAAAGAATGTAACAGTCAAGGATTATCAAAATACAACATTACATCTTAAATATAAGGAGATTGTACAATGATTATAGAAGTTGATGCAGTAGAGGTAGAGTTTCAAAAACAACATCCTGAAGTTAGTTGCAATTGGTGTGTGTACGTTAAAGTTCGCAAAGGTTTGCATGAAAAAATCTTACTTATGATTAAGACTGACAACATTCCATTTACAAATTTTACTCATAATCAAGGCAACATCATTACAAATACTCATGCAAGTAATGTAACAAAGTTATGTCAATAATCGTGAAAACATCAATAGGTAACTGCGATTTTATTTTGGAACAAGAATATCCTGATGAGGCAGCAGCTCAAATTGAAGAAGGAAAAAAAATAACTAATGCAACATTTACAAACGTTAAAGTTTTTAATGTTAAATATAAAATAAAAGAAGCGATCGATGCTGGAAACAATACAAAGCCTAACTTGGATTGAAATATTTTTTGTAATTTCAATGTCGATATTTTTCTTAATTTGGTACACAAATGATTGAATACGATAGCAAAATACTAAGGCTTAAAAAACAATACCAAGGCTTATCAAGACTTATGACTTCCATAAGTGATCTTTATATTTATGGAATATATCCGCAAAACTATCCAAACTTATCAGTAGTCCTGGATCAAACCAAAGATCATGTGAAGAATATTTTAAAAGAAACTAAAAAAGAAATAGCTTTGATTGAAGAACCAAACAGTAAGTATGATTTGCAGCCAGGTGATAAAATTGAAGTTATTGAAGATTATGACTGAAATGATTGAAATTAAGTTAGATGATTGGCAAAGAATTGTTGAAGAAAATGAAAATCTACAAAAGATTATTAAAGATAAAAACGAAAGAATTATTTTATTAGAAAATAAATTAAATGAGTGCGAAGAGAAAATTAACATTCATACTCAAAGCGATATAGCTAGCAATAAAAAATTTGGCAGACACAAAGAAATAACTGAAGAAGATAAAATTAACTATTATGAAAAATTTAGGACAGACTAAAAAAGAAATTACAGGTTACTATGGTGACGGCAGAGGTAATTTTTATATTTTATATAAAGATGGTTCAAGAGCGCTTGCTAAAATAGATAAAAATAAAAGAAAATAAAAAAAATTTCGACTCCAGAGTGCCTGCTGGTTTATCTTTACAATACAATTAGAAAGCAATTTAATTTTTTAACGAATAACTTTAATTACTCGTTAAGTAAAACATCAAGTTGTGTTATGAATAAAATTAAAAAAATTAGTCTAGCAGTTGCC